AGGGAACTGGTGTATGCAACACACGTTCGATGTCAATGTCAAAGCTTTCAAAATAAGATTGCGGTGAACCAAACTCTGAATCATAAAACATTAATACAGCATCATCGTGTTTCTTTAAATAAGCAGATGCCATCAACAAAGCGAATGATGTTTTGAAGTGTTTAGAAGGCCCTGCTAAAACAGTTAAGCCAGAAGAAAGTCCCCCGTCTATTGAACCAGAGAGCGCCGCATTTACCATAGGTACCGGCGTTGGTGTTTGTTCTTTTTCTCCAAAGAACTTTGAGTCAGCGAGAACCGATGAACCGGCTATCTTTGACGATTTCTTTAATTTATCTAATAGTGACATATGTTATATAATATATTATTTTGAGTTATTGTCAATGAAAAATTCATCTAACGTAGTTGTATTATTCACATACTCAATTGTTTTGTTCGTATTGTTCTGTTTAATGAAGTCTGTTTGCATAGTATCACAACCACCTTCAAGATATTTTAGCACATTAGCTGCCATATCTTGAGCAGTACAAACTGGTACATTCTGACAAATCATATTTAAATTCTTACGACCACCCTGCAATTGAAAATCCTTAGGCATCTTCATTATTGATAGAGCTTCGCGAATAGAAATATATCTGTCTTCGTCGGGGTGAGCTAGTTGAGTAGCAAAGTGTCCAACGAACGCGGAGGTGTGTCCTTTTCCAAGTTCTGTACAACGCTTCATTACGTTACCACCTGCAGCGTATTTTGCATCAATGATTCTACATCTTTCGGCTTGCTTTGGATAACCATTTTCATCAAACCATTTAGCAGCATTTACATAATTACCTTCAACGCTTTCGATATAATTCATAGGGTTAGTAGAAGACTCAAGCTTTTCAAAGAACTCTGGGTGAGTTATACCACCTTCTAGTTTTTCGAGTACATACTTGTACCACGGATCGTCACTTGGCTTCTTATCATTAACCAACGCGTTCATTGGGTCGTCATCTGACACAAAAGCGTTTCGAATAATATCTTCAATCTTTTCCATTGGTTTTTCAACGTAATCAAAGATAGGTGTAGCTTCATCTTTAAAGAAAAAGTAGAAAGAACGATTACGTACTTGGCCAATACCATGTAGATTTGAGCGAGTCTTATAAAGCAGAAACGTATATCCGTATTCTTGACCTATCTTACGTAACTTTTTAACAACTGGTTCGCCCATACTTCCATAAAGACCTGGTGCATTCTCACCCCAAAATACTTTTGGCTTTACTGTTTTCAGTACATAATCTGCACTTTCGAACATCCAATTATTTGCATCAGCGGATGCATTAGCATTTACGTTCAGCATGGATAAACCAGCACAAGGACAAACAGTATTCACTACGTCAACTTCTTGTAGAGAACCAGTATAGTTATCTAAAAATTGATAAGGTACTTCATTATTATAATAGTTTAGAAGTTGCGAATCGTTTGCTTGAAATGCTTCGTACGACATTATATGTTCAGGTCGTTTACCGAAAACATTCTGCATTGCGATTGTTTCACCACCGATTAGTGGTACTATTGAAGCGTAAGAGTAACTCACCGTGCTGCGATTAATTTTTTAATTACATCGATCTTACCCTCTAAGTCATCAATCTGACCAATAAAGATTTCTATTTCGTGGCCGATGCCAGGGTGTTCTCCAACTCCTACAGGAGCTGTTAGATAGACTTCTAAGTCTGCCATTGCAAGGTCTCTTTGACCTTCTAGTTTTTTTAGTATTGCTTTTAGGTGTTCCATATTATATGTTGTTTTCTATTTTATCCATTAGTGATTCGTAAACGTGTTGTGAGTCTTGGTGATCCCTATAAAAGTCAAGTGACATCTTGCGATAGTCTTCTCTCATAGCGTCATCTTTTGATAACTCCTCTATTAATTTATACGCTGGCTTATGGTCGTATTCGTCAAGCCAAACGGTTCCTGTGTCTTCGCATTCAGTTAAAGGTTTATCTGACCACCTATGTTTACAATTATCGCCATAAGCTTTTCTAAACACAGGAATAGCTCCTGCTGCAACGATCTCGCAATGAGTATATTCAAGTGCCATATTGATTGATGCTGGTTTTAGTATTGATAATTGATATGCAAATCCACTTCGAGCAAGTCGATGTAACATTTCAGAATGTACGTATGCTCCGAAGACATAAGGTAGTTTACCATATTCAAATTCAAAGTTTTCAATATCATCTTTTAAATGATTCTGAAATTCGTGGTCATTTTTAAATCCAAGAAATGCAGGAGAGCGATCAATACCTTCAAAGGTAATTAACTTTCCACCAGGCGTAAGAGAGCTTTCAGCAAATTCAAACATTGGTTTGAATCCTTTCCACGAAACAGTTCGGCCAATCCACTTATGGTGATTGACATCTTGTTCTGATAGAGGAACACGTACATGTGATATAGCATCAAAGTCAAATCCAATTTCGTATGGGTAAACAACTTTACCTGGTTTTATTTTATTAACGTATTGGCCAAATGCACCAGTAGGCGATAAAGCAAATAACATATCTGCTCGTTCAATAAACTCATCCATTAAACAATTGCGACGAAGTGATTGAATATTATGGTCAAGTTGTATAAGAACAATAGGGACTTTCACTTCTTTAAGTATTCGAGCAAACTGATTAACAGCTTCTTCTTTCATACTCTTCGGTGGAAGTGAATTAACAATACAAACATCAGTAGCGTTAATTTCTGATATCATTCTACTAACTTCTTCTTCCGTAAACTTTATATGTTCAAGATTTTCTATGTCAGTGTGAGCATTTTTACGTGACCAGGTTTTATCCTTTGAAGCCCATATTTTATAGTCGTAACTATTATTAGCATAGTACTTAGCTTGCTCAATAGTAAACTTAGTAACGCCACAGCCTTCAATGCCACGACCCATAACAAGTGATATATTTCTCATTTCTTTTTCTTTTTCTCGCTTTTTTGTCTTTGGCTCTCGCAGTAACTCCACCAATCTTGATGTTCTTCTTCACTAGCTGCATCTTTAAACCATTCATGCACTATCACCGATATTCGATATAGCATATAAAAAAAAGCAATTGCTAATAGTATATTTAGTATCATTTTAAATTTTCCATTATGATTGCTATTATAACACCAATTACAACTAATGTAAAGAGAAATTTTGGGCGGTGTGCCAATGATTCAATTAATGATTTTTTCTTACTCATGTTTTTAATCTTGGATATTCTCGGTGTGGATAAGCTTCCATTTCTCTTTCGCGATACTCATCAACAGTCATAGCTCGTTCTTTCTTTTTTGTTATATTTATTGTCTTTGAACGTTGCCTAGAAATAACGACGTAATTACAAAACGTATTCGTTAAAACCGCTATGTACAATCCGCTCATTATGTTAAAACATGCTGCTACAAATGATAGTAGCATTCCTATTAGTATAATTTTTGGTTTCCAATTTTTCATATATAAATTACTTCCATACAAACTTCTTTAAAAAAACCTTGAGCATCAGAACAAGATTCGCCCCAACGTGTGTTATCTGTGTGTTTATTCATTACAACTCTTTCGACACCACATTGAATAATTGCTTTAGCACATTCGTGACAACACGGAAGACCATGAATATATATTGTTGCACCCTTTGGTGAAACACCGTTTAGTGCAGAGTTATAAATCGCATTCATCTCTGCGTGAATTATTCTTTTGTACTTAGTAGGTCTGTCTGCATATAATGAATTGTCATCACGCATAATACGTGGAAACCCATTGTACCCCTGTGAGATTACCTGGCCTTCTTTACCAACAATAACGGCACCACACTGTGTGCTTGGGTCTTTTGACCAAGAAGCAACTTGTCGTGCAAGTTCCATATATCGTTTATGCCATTTAAGTGTTCCCTTTACCATCGCTTTTCTTGTCTCTGTTTAAAAAATCTTTCTTTGAGTCTTGGCCATCGATACCATTACGTATATATGCTGCAATAAAAGAACCATAATTAATTAGGTCTTTTGCTGAATCTTCGAGTGATTCAAAGTTTGCTTCGTATTCTGTATCGCTCTCCATTGCTTCTGCGACAGAATACATACGAAGAACTTTAGCGTAAACAATGTCTAACATAGTTAGTACTCCTCGTGGATAATAATCCGCTTGCTTAATTCGCGAATTAGGATTTTGATAGTCGTTAGACTTTTTAATTTGTAGTGCAGCACATTCCTGTAGCACTTTTATAGACTCTTTTTCTTTACTCATAAATTAGTTTTTGATGTTATTACAAATCTACCATCTTTCCATTTATATTTAGCATAGAAATTATAGGCCGGATTTTGTTCGTTTGTATAATCTACTAGCCAGAAATAAAGTGTATCTGGTATTTTTTTATATGTGTGTTTTTGTTTATTTAAAGTTCTTCTTGTATCTTCTAGAGCATCTTCACTTGTACGTGTTTTTACTTCTACAAGTTCGCCATTAGTGTTTATTAAATCTTTGTACTTTTCACCAGCACATTTAAAACCAAAGTTTTCAATTAGATAATATTCAGCAGCGTGGCCCTGCTTATACGATTGATATAAATTAGGCCATGTTCTACCTCTACGGGTTGATGGCGTATTATAACAAAGTTGAGCCTCAGCTTTAGCTCGAGCAATATAAGAAGCTTTATCTTTTATATCATCAACTGTAAAATCTAAATCAATCATAAAAATCTGCGACTGCTCCATAGTAATTGCCCATAGCCATATCAGCAAGTTTCATAGTTTCTTTCTTGTCTTTTCTTTTTTGAATTTCATCTTCAATGAAACTAAAGTGTCTTTCGTAAACGTGAAGCGAACCGACTTGCCAAGTGATGTCACCGTACTCAACATTTAGTTCATCTGCTAAAAATCCTAAGACATACTGTTGCCATGCAAAATCGTTTCGATAGCCAAAGACTACATCATTCGAACGCATTTGAACAATAGCGTGAAGTTTTTTATCACGAATTAAATATTGAACAGCGTTAGTGCAGATAAAATCTGACATACCATTTAGATTATATTCATCGTGAATAGTAGGACGAGTGTAAATCATTACAGCGCGACGAGAATTAGGATTCTTAGTTAGTTCATCTCTTACTTTTATAAATTGTTCGCCATTCTTTTTGTTGTAAATCAAATAGCCATAATTAGAATTTATGTTTCCGTCTTTATCTGAAATAGCTTGCCAGATTTGCGGAGTCGGTTCAAGGTCATTGACGTTTAAAGATTCTGATTCATACCACTTTAATTCGCGTTTGATATAATCAAAATTGGGTGCACCGAAGATTGCGGGTTTATCACACACAAACGACGCGCCAACAAGTTCAATTGTTTTAACGCCGGTTTTATCTGTAACAAATTGTTTTTTTGTGTAGAGTTCTACGAAAGAATCTTGAATGGTTTGTACGTTACTCATCTGGTAATAGCTTTCTAATTTGTGAAGGTGTATAGCCTTGGGTTTCTAATAAATTTAAAACATCTTCTTTTGAGACGTTTGCATATACTTGGTCATCTGTCATACCAAGCTCGCGAAGTTCTGAGAATTTATCATTCTTGTCAAAGTAAGCGACTTCATAAGAATG